GCTCCTTGATTTCTATAAACAGGCTGTGTTTGAACAGTTGAGGTTGGTACGTTTGCACCTAACGCTCCTAAGTATTGATTTAATTTAAGGTATGGTTTTTGTTGTTCAAAATCAAAACGAGCGACTGCATCTTGAAGTTGAGCCATATCTAAAGACTCTCTCTCCGCTCCTACACTTGCTAGTGCTTGAATATCGTCATAGTCTGCTTGAGCTAATCCCGGAGCTAATTGAGTAGCTTGGAACTGTCTATCTCTTTCACGATTAAACTGATCACCATAAACTTGATTTGCTAATTGACCTAAGCTTCTAGCTAAGGTTTCTTGATTTGCAGAACTACCTAAACGACCAGCTTTACTAAATTGTGATTGTACTTGTGAGGTTACGTCTCCCGCCATTTGGTTGAATAAAGCCTGTGAGTAAGGGTTAGTGGTTGGAGATAAATAGTCTCCAGATAAAATACTGTTAATCTCAGACTGAGCTGATCCTAATAAGGGGTTACCACTAATAGCTCTTGTTTTTGCTAACTCTAAAGCCGTGTCAGTTTCCGGTGAAAAATCAACGTAAGTCGCTTCCGGGAAAAAGTTTGGCATATCAGACTGATACAAAGTTTGTGCATCGTCCATAGCAATATCCAGATAGGGTCTTATGTAATCTGAAGGTTCTGCTTCTGTGGTTGTTGTTATATTCTGTGGTGTACTACCTTTTGACATGATTATATTTCCTTACTTAGTAAAACTGCTTTCTCCTTAAAATCTTTGAGTTTTTTTACCCAGCCTTTTCGTCCAGCGACTTCGACTTGGGTACAATTATTTTTTTTAGCAAATCGTTCGATAACTTGCTGTATTTGATCTAACCAATTATCCAGATTAGATCCCCCGGCTAAAACATATCTTAATACTTTAGCTCTAGGGTATTCTGCTATTTCAGTTACAACGGCACTTTCTACTCCATTGTTCCAACTGATAAATAGTTGAAATCTTTCTTTATTAAGTCCCTCTAAGATATCCATAATGTTATAGGTATCGTCTAGCGCCTTCTCTAATAAAGGAGCTACTTTAGACCAGATCATAAAGAGATCTTGATTAGGAACTTTCGTACAAACGTTATCCGATAATGACATAAGACAAATTCTGATCAGTGTTTGACGAACTAGCATGATTAAGAGTAGCGCTACCGCTAGCTCTTGCAGATACATATAAAGTATTTAATGCAGTTCTGGCATTTGCTGATCTTGGCATAAACAGTATGACAGAATTTGCTCCTATTCGTGCGTCTGACAACGTTGTGGAAGTTGCAGAAGCAGTTAAGGTTATGTCTCCCGTGCTATTAATCTTGCCGTCCATAACGTTATTAATTGTTATGGCGCATTGTCTAGCATGGGCTTTAGTATCGGGGTTAGTTAATGGCACATTAAGAAACTGATTAGCCATTATCTCTTCCCTTCTTGCCTTATCTCGACGTCAACTCCAGAAAGCGTTGAAAAGTTTCCGCTGACAGAGATTCTCATTCGGTGATATCTATTTGTTGTTCTCAGTGGACAATCTCCACTATCCCGAACTGATACAGCTGTTCCTTCTGTTATAGAGTTCATTTGTGAAGCTCTACTAATAGGAGTTACTGTTACAGTTGTATTTTCCCCGTTAGCATCAACAATAGGTCTCGCATTAATAACTGTGCTACGTCTATTCTCAACACCTTCAAATTCTGTAGTGTCCACCGTCGCTGACAATGATCCACCTAAGAATTTCCCAAATTTTTTATTTTCTGAAAAACCACTAAGTCCTAAGATGCCTTCGTTATAAAAGAAGGAGTCTAAAGATCTAGGAAGTTCATCAACTGTTCCTAAATCATCTAAAGACTCAAGAGTATTAAAGGCTTCTTGTGAAGCTGTATTCATAAATAATAAAGCTAGTCCAGATCCCGTTGACCACTTATCAACGGTGTAGTTGTAAATCAGTAATTTATTGTTTACTCCAGCTGACCCGGTAGCTCCGAACCCTCTGTAAGACCAAACAACTATACTATTGTTGGGGTCTATTGCGCTGTAAACACCTTCTTGATTAGCTGTAAAGTCTTCAAAAAAAAAGTTATTTACACGCCCTGTTCCTATGGGTTTTAATTCAGCACCACCGGTAAGAGCATAAAACCCGTCCTGTGATAAGAAATAAATTGTATTACCAAAGGTAACAATAGACCTTGGAGCGAAACAACCGATATTACCTATTTTGTTAAAGGTAAAAATTAATGGAGTACCTACATATTCCATTCGGTAGATTGCTCTTTCGAAAAAAACTATACCAAAAGACTCTGATCCAACTAGACCCATGAGTCTTCCATGCTCACCCGGAATATCTTGAAAACCACTCTGGGTCGCTTGCGAAGGAGTCCAAGTAGAGCTGTCATTGATACCCGACCACTTAACTCGTTGAGGGTATTCAACGCTCGACTCTTCTGTGTAGCCTGTAACAACAAAGTCTCTTATCACGGCTAAATATTTTGCTTTTAAAGAAACTCTATCACTAAAGGCTGTATCTGTGCCTTCTTCAAACTTTTGTATATTGTCTGCAAAGTTCGTAGCTAAAACATTATTTCCAAACTTAGCAAAGCTCCAATAATCTTTAGATCCTTCAGTTGTAGTGTTGCTATATCCACCAGATTTGCTTTTGTCTTGGAAGTCTCCATTATTATCCATTTGATACAACTTAGTTGCATCTCCAGCATAATTTGTAGTTCCTGTAGCACCGATAGATGTAAACAATCCTAAAGGGTTTGTCGTTGTAGCGACATTACTTAGCTCAACAAAGCCCGGGAAACTTTTATATCCGTCCACTAACGGAATAACATTATCTGCTTTTAAAGCTCCCGTGTTCTTATAAGTCGGAAGATCAGCTTGTAAATCTCCAAATTTTATCATTAGACCACCACATCAGCTGACATCTGTAAAGTTTGTGAAGCGGTTCTTCCATTTTCAGAGCTTGTGTTTGCAATCTTGAGAGCTTCTTTATAAAGTTTTGCCCATACATCTAATCGTTCGTCTTGCATTAAGAAGGGAGCTGACTCAGCAAGAGCTGAATATAAATAGATATCGGGATAATTTGTAAGAATATCGTTAGTTGCGTTAGAGTCTGATAAGGCTGTAACTTTTTTGAAATGTCCAATCTCTAAGGTAACAGCGGAGTCTGGCTTTACACCGAGTAAAATCTGTCCGCCTACAATAGTAAAGTAAGAAGGTTTGCCAGCTGATACGCTGGTATTGTAATCTTTTAAGAAGTCAAAAGGCGCTTTGTATTGAAGTATCGAATACGGATTGGATCTATAGATAACGTACTTTGCTTCAATAAATCCTGTCGGTAAGTCATATCCTTGAGTTCCCGATACCGTTGTCGTTGAGGTGTCCACGACTTCCATTTCTCTAACTCTTAGCTCGTTATTAATACGAGACTCAGCTAAAGAAATAAAATCTGCAATATATGATGTTAAATCATCTCTATTCAGATAGTTTGCTATAGCTGTTTTTAAGTTAGTAAAATTGCTGATTGCCATTACAGATTGCCTTTATAAATTCTAAAATGTTTGTTATCCGGGTCGTTCAACCATTTTTTCATGCGTACCGGGTCTTTAATAGTTCCGTTAGTTCCCATAATTCCTTTTTGGGATAGCTCTTGTACTACGATTAATGGTATAGACGCTACTTTATACATCTTAGCGTCTTGAAAACCCTTTAACTTATAAGCTTCATCGTTAGCGTCTCTTTTGTTATTTGAAATAATTTCAGATACATCTTGAGAGTCTTCAATGTGAATTTTTTTTTCTCCTTCGTCTAAATGTATCTTTGATTTAATTACATTCGCTCCGCTATCAACGCTTATTTTTTTTGTCATTATATTTTGATTGCTTTTTGTATTTCTTTGTCGATTGTGTCCATGACTGCTAAACCTTGATTGGCAATTCTCTTTTTACCCATTTGTAAAAATCTATCACCAGCTGAAGTTTTGACAGGCATTTCTTTACCGTCGCCTCTAGTAAGAGTTAAGTTACTTTTACCTTTATGGCTTCCTCTTTTATAAATTGATTTTTTAAACATAGTTTCTCCCTAATAAATTGAAGAGGGGGAATAATCCCCCTCAGAGGTATAAGTATTAATTATGCAGTTAGGTTAAAGATAGAGAAGTTTGCATTTGGAGATTGTGCAATCAATGTCCATTCGCAAAGTAGTAATCTCTTCTCGTTATCACCAGAACTTGCTAATTCTTTTGTTTGAAATGGGCGTAAGGTTCCCATAGCCCAAGTTCCTGTCTCTACAATGTCAACTCGATTTGCTTGTTGTAGTCTGTTTGGTACAAAAGATAATTCTCCGAAGTCTGATACATAAATATCCACTGCTCCAATAATTGACATTGAAGAAGCGTCTCTATATGCAGTTGATACACCGGTAAATGCACTTGCGGTCTGCTTGTGCGAAGGTGTCATCATTACTGCTTCTGGGTTTCCGCCTAATTGATAGGCTTTTAAAATACCAGCTTTTAATAGAGCTTCGGTATAGGTTCTGTTAGTACCACCAGCGATTGCAGTTGCACCGGTACCAGCTGGAGTTGCTGAAGGTGAACCATTGGTTGATAAGTTACCCGCTGAAGTTGATGTACCCGGAATGTTTCCGCCTACCCAAGTTCCAAAAGATGCTGACTCTCTGGCTGTGCCGGACGAACCGGACGCTTTAGCGTTTTCTACGCCAACCATAGCTCTTTCAATATCTTTCTTTAGCTCTTTACCTACTTTTGCAAGTTGATAAGCAAGCTCTGAACCTTTGCCAGCTTGATCTACTGACTCAACGGTTCCAGATACGGTTACTGCTTTTGCAGAGATTTGAGAGTTGTTGTTTAGTTTTACGGTTGCAGTTGTTGCTACCGCAGTGTAATCGTCGCCTTCCACTTGTGCATTGTTTCCAGCGTCAGCTAGAGCATCAACGCTCCATTCGTGCAAGGTGTTGGTAATGTTGGTTTTTCCAATTCCGCTCATAAAGGGGGTCTCAGACGGCGCAATATTGTAGATAATGTCCTCAAAAGACTCTTTCATAGAGTTGGAATCAAAAGTTTCAAAGGTGTTGCTTGGGACAGCCATTGAATTTTCCTTTCTATTTAGATTGCTTTGTTATTTATCATCTCAAGGAAGACCGAACTTGCGTCATTGACTTTTCCGGACTTCTTGAGCTTGTCCATTTGAGAATTAAACTTCTTCCTATCAGAAGACGGTTCTACTTTAGTTTTATTGTTTGTACTCAAGACTCTCGGAGTCTTATTGACTTGTTTCTTTTTTAAATTTGACTGTTTCAATTTATGATATTGAAAAGCGTCTGCCAGCAATAAAACTGACCGGTGATCTACTAGAAGACTTATTTCTTCCTCTGTAAATCCACGCTCTTTTGCAAAATTAAATAAGTTTTGTCGATAAGTTTCTCCTTTATCTTTGTCAGCATAGATCGGAAGTTTTTGAGCTAACCTTTGTCTTTGGTCAGTCAAATACTGATTATAGATTTGCTCTTGCTCTTGTTGTTTGATCTGATCAAGTTGTTGCTTTTCTGCAAGAACTTTATTCATTTCTTCTTTTTGTTTATCAAGTAGAGCTTTTTGCCTTACATATTCAGCTGGGTCTTCGTGATATAGCTTATCAAGATCTGCTTCTGGAGTATTTTTTGCAATTTGACTTAAAGATTTTTCCAACTCTTCTAACTTCTGTCGGTAAAATTCTCGTTGTTGCTTAGCCACTTCACCCTCTTGCAACACTTGGTTTCTCATTTGATCGAACTCTTTTCGCTCATCAGATAACTTTTGTGTTTTTTGGGTGTAATCTTTTTGTCTGAGTCTATCCTTCTTCAACTCCTCTAAGGTTATTTTCTCGCCGTCTAGTTCGATTAAATCCTCGGTAGTCTCCGTGGTTTCTTCATTCATAAGATCAACTAGCTCTGCGTCTTCTCCGAGGTCATCAGTATTCTCTTGAGAATTGACTTCCTCTTTGCTGGACACTTCGCTCTCGATTTCATGAGTCCTTGTGGCTTCGGGTTCACTTGATTGCTCTTGTAAACCTAGAAGGTTTTTCATGTCTTCGACTGCGTCTCTTTCGGACTTATATTCTTTCTGTTCAACCGGTTTCTGTTCTACAGACTTATCGGTTGCAGAGTCCATTTCTGGTTGTTCTGCCATTTATTTCTCCTATTGTTTTTCGGATTTTTTTTGAGTTGCCAACTTGCCCGTTTCCATAACGGATTTAAGTTGCATCAAAACAACTTCTAACATTCTTCTCATGCGAAAAATGTTTTCCCTTTGCTCTGAATTTTTTTCGTCTGAGTTTAACCATTCATTCATTAACTCAGTTCTAATTGTTTGAACACTTTCTACGAATAAAGTATCTTCTAAAATTTGTTTGGCTTTGTTTCCTCTAGTTATTTCTTGTTCTGACATTATCTCCCTCTCGTAAACCCAGCCATTCCTGTACCGCCAACGTCCATTTTAAATCCACTGACGCCATAAGGATTGTTCTTCTTATTTCTTTCGATATTTCTAGCAATCTCGGCACGGTAAGCGTTATCATCTCTACCGGTAATATTGCCTTTAGAGTCTTGGGTGGTGAGTCTATCTGTGTAAAGAAGACTTCCGCCTAGATCTTGTGCAATCGGAGCGCCACCAGAACT